CATCTTGTGAGTCTTCTCTTTCTTCTTCTGTCATATCAGCACCTAATTGACCTAGTGCTTCTAATGTTTGACTTGGATCTGAGAATAACTCTCCTATTAAGGCTGCAGGGTCTGATAGTTGTTCAAATACAACAGCAACGCCTGCTTCTAATTCAACACCTTCACTGTATTCAATAATTTGATTTTCATCTAATTGTTCTAAAAATTCTAAAGTTTGCTCATCATTTAATCCTTCAATTAAATCTGCTACTGGCATTGCTTCATCTACTTCATAGTTTTGAATTAATAATTCTGCAATGTTTTCTAATTGTTCATCTGTAATTTCTTCTTCATTAACTAATAGTTCTTCAATTGCATTATTCATTTCTTCTTCTACTGGTATAATTTCTTCTGAAGGAGTTGGTTCAGGTGAAGGTTCGATTACAGGTTCTGGTTGTGGCTCTTCTGTCACTTCTGGTTCTGGTTCCTGCGTTATTTCTGGTTCTGGCTCGACACTTGGCTGAGGATCTGGGTTTGGTTGAACTGGATCAGGATCTTGAGTCTGAGTTGGACTAGGTTCTGGTGTTGGCGTAGGTGAACTAGTCTCAGTAGGTGTTGGTGTTGGAGTTGGCGTTACTGTTTCTGTAGGTGTAGGTGTAGGTGTTGGTGTAGGAGTTTCTATGGGAGTTGGCGTAGGACTTGGAGCAGGTGGCTCAGTAATTGTTTGAACACTTAATGGAAAAACTTCGCCGTTATATGTATATCTGGCACCATATCTAGCAGTTGCTGGTGCATTAGAACTTACTTGATAAGTTGGAGTCCAAGTGTAATTAACTGGATTTACTTCTGCTAACATTCTAATATAAATAGGTTCTCCAGTTGTTTGACCCCATAACATTACTTTCCAATCAACACATATAGATGTTGCAGTTGATCCATATCTAACATATAAATTATTTCCATACCCCCATCCAGGACTCCACACTCCAGGAGTTTCTTGATTTGGAAATGCATGGTAATCAAAAGATCCTATTGATATAGATGGTGTTGGAGGGTATGTCCAAAATGTATAATCTCCTGCACCAAAAGTTACTGTTCCCTTTGGACTTACATAAATATTATTTGTATATACTGTTTCTCCCCATTTAAGAGGGGTATTTAAATTCATTAAGAAGGCTTGGTCTCCACCGTTTACCTGATAGGTATCACAAGGTGCTACGTTTGCTTGAGCCTTTTGTGGTATACAGGAAAGAAGTAGTATAAACGATACTATAAAGATAAAGATTGCTCTGCGAAGAGTTCTAAAGGTATTAATTTAATAACTACCCCCAATATGAGATAGTACTATTATAACATTTTATTAGATTAGTTTAAACTGGTCCAAATACTCTTTGGCCTCTGCCAGTGATTCAGGCCTTATAACATTGTCATTGTTTACAAAAATTTGTTTTGGTCTATCGGCAAAAGTGTGTACCTCTACCTCTAAATCTATATTTTTAGGAGTATTTGCAATTGAGCCAAATATTGCACCGCAAACAGCATCTGCTAAATCTTTAGATTTTTTACGAGGATGATCAACCTTATCGTTTTTCATAATTTTTAATTCTGTCAATTCTTCAAATAATAAATCTATAGATGGTAAAACAACTCTTTCTTCATAAACTAACATTGCCATATCTTCATAATGTTTTTTAGAAACAGAAACTGTATCGGTTTTTATTCCTACTGCTTTTAATTCATTTTGAATATCAAATGACTGCCATCTATCAAAAGTTACTAAGCCTATATTAAAACCAGTTCTTCTTAAATTTTGAATCCATTGCTTTACTTCTGATAAGTTTACTGGACCTTCAGTTCTTGGCTCCCACCAAACCACTGCATCTACAATGACAATAGGGGAGACTTGTTCATAATCTTTAATCACTTGAACATTAACCCATTTTTCTACGTGAGCAATTGCTACAGCACACTTATCGTGCTTTTGTGCAAGATCAGCATGAACATAGTAGTTTTATTTGGATCAGGCTTAAAGGCTTCATCAAATCTTTTAAAGTTATCTATAGGGTTTCTACCAGTCATGCAGGCTCTAACCTTTTCTACTTGCTTAAAAAATGCATCAGATGAATAGGTGGGAACGCATGCAAAACGCATCATCGCATCACCAAGATCTGTATAGAAGGCTAGTTTAAAATCATCAATTTTTCTGGTTGGATTAACTTCCCACGTTGGTCTTTTTAATGCAAAAACTCCAGGATATTTATATGAAACAATTTCATCTTCTTCCCATGAAATATCAAAAGTATTTCCCATTTCATCTTCTGGTAATGCTGGATTTAAAACAAACTTATGATTTTTTTCAATAACATCTTTTTCTAAAATAACATCGTCATATCTTTGAGATATAAAGTCTCCAACATATCTTGGAAATGATAGCAAAACAACCTTTCCTAAATCTGGAAAACGAGAGTCTACTGATCCACGAAATGCTTTATAGATATTTTCTGCAGTCTTACCCTGCTCATTTCCTGTTCCAACCTCAGAAGCAAAACCAGAAATCTCATCAAGTACGGCAAGTAAAAGATTCAACCCTTCATGTGACTCTCTTTCTGAATGCCCAGAATAAACTGTAATAGATTTATTAAACTCTATACTATCTGCTTTTGCATAAAATTTTCCTACAAACCATGGTGACTTTTCAATTTTAGTTTTAAATCCTTTAAAGAAAACATTTTTTGCCTGCTGTGCGTTAATAGCAACGTTAATTAAATCTATAGCGTCTCCAGATGGTTTACCAAAATATTTAGCAGGATCTTTTAAACAAAGTAGTTTATATACAATATAACAACAGGCAACAGTAGAAGTAAAATCTTTACCGCTACCTTTTCCTAACTGAAGAATAATTTCATTTTTAGTATATTTATTATAATATTCCGTACCTTCTTTTTCACCCAACAGATCTATCAATTCTTCTTTTTTATAAATCTGACTCATGGCTTCAACTATGTCATATTGAATTTTTGAAAGTCCAGGCTGTCCTAAATAATCTTCATGCTCTATAAAGGTTTTAGCATCTACTGGAATTTCTTCAAATGGATTATCTTTTAGTACTTCTAAAAAATCATCAAACATCGTGGACAACTGTAACCACTTCACTTTCTTTGGCAATACTTGAAAGTCTTCTCATAATTTCATCACGTACTTGTGGATATTCGGAAGCAATATCTTTTAGTATATTCATAAGCACTTCTTGTTTTCTTTCTATTTGCACCATTTCTTCTGCTAGTTCTTTGTTTTCTAAAAGACCTGCCTTCTGCAGCATATCAATTCTTCTAGATTCAATATCTAAAACTAATTTGATTCCTTGACTCTTAGCATTTAAATTTGCTGTAGTAGTGGCATCTTCAATAACTTCATATGCTTTTGTTATTAATTTACTGTAGTGAGTGTCTGCAGCAACCAATGCTTCTTTTGCTCTAGCACGAATAGCGTCATTTGCCGAAGCCATTACCTTCCACTCATTTATAAGACTTACAACTTGTTGTCTGGGTATTGCAAGTTCTTTAGATATTCTTGTTGGATCATTTCCCTTTAAATACTCTTCAACAACCTTATTTACTCTATCTAGATGTTGGACTAATTCTTGTTCAGTTGACATTGTTTTTTTCCTTATATATATCATACAGCATATTTGCCCACACGTAATGAAATGCTGTCCCATAGTGTCTTCCATCTCTTGCAATCATGGCAAATTTATCATCTGGATTGTTGCTAATATAGTCAAATATTTCTTTTTCTATTTTAATTAACGTGTTTTTGTCAGTAGTTACGTAATAATTATCCAAATCACACATTTTTAAAAATGAATCTGTTCCATCAACATATGAAAATATATATAACTCTATGTTGTTATTTTTACAATATACCTCTAAAAACATTAAATATTGATATATGTATATTAAAAGTGTATGAGAAAACAAAGATATGCTGCTTGGATCTTTAGCCATAGTATGTCTATAATGTTCATTTAATAAATAAAACAGTTGACTTGGACCTACTGGCTTGTTTAAGTCTTCAGTATTTTTTGAACTTATTGCGTAAAACCTATTTAAATCTGGTAAGTCTAGAAATATAGAGTCTGGATTTCCATAAGTATTAATATATTTAAATGTACTTGCAACAATATCAAAAACACCTTTCCCTGGATTTCCTATATTATAATATCCAGAAAGTTTTACATTTTTAGAAATTAAACTATAAAGCAAATATGACCATGTTTCTTTTGTGTACAACCCCTGTCCAAATGTAACCGAGCAACCATTAAACAATATGTGTTTACCAACATGTTCTTTAGTAAATTCATCCGACCTAAAACCATCTTTATTTGGCAAAAATGAATCTTCTGGAAAGTCAGTCCACATACTATTATCAAATTTATTGTTACTGTTTTTAATTAAATTATCCCATCCAATTAATTTTTTTGTAAATGGAAATTCTACCTTTTGATTTTCCAATATAGACTCATTTTTTTCTTTTGATATTTTATCAAACTCTTTATTTAAAGTTTGATATATGCTATCACTATTGCTCATCTTATGTTTCCTTATTATAAATTTTTGAAACCTTTAAAAGTATTAGATATCCAATTAGATCGTCTATATCATTATCTCCATAGTATTCTGATCCTCTTGATATTCTAGAAAGTTTGTCATCAATTCTTATTTTAATTTGTTCATCTGAATTTGCTTTAGAAAAAACTCTAACTGGATCAAGTGCTGAATCCCCATATGATTTATTTTTTTCAATAAGCATACTCTTAATGTTGTCACAAATATTGGCAATTGTGTATTGAGTTGTTGTAGTCATCTTTTTGATTTCCTTAATCCAAACTTTGCCAAATATACGTATACTGTTTCAACACTACAGCCACACTCTTTAGCAATTTCTTCTGGTGATTTTCTATCCATAAGATATCTTTTACGCATAAAAATTTCACTAGTGTACATTTTACCAGAACTCATATTATTTTTTATCCTCTATATCAATAATATCATAATTATAAGAATTAGAGTCTTCTGTAACCCACTTATTATACCCTTCGACATCCCAAGCATTTGTGTTAATTAATCTATCTATTACTAAAGATTTTTTAGTAACAAACGATGGCTCATATAAACGAACTCTATTATTTGGTTGGATAGCAAAGTTACCATCATCACGTTGAATAACATGACCACACTTGTGCTGCCCTGGGTTTTCGGAGTATCCATCATCTAGTATATTGCTATCTGGACTGTGCCAGTCTAAAGTAAACAAGTACTTTCCAAATATATTTTGTTTAGTTCTGTCTAAATATGACATCTTCATATTACTTAAATTTTCAAACTTAGTTACTGATATATGTGAACTAAAAGAATTCCAAAGAACTAAATTATACAATGGTTGTTCTGGGGTATCTGGCTTAGTACAAAAAGCATTAATTGGCATTCTCCACCAAAGACCACCATCCTCCATCAAGAAATGAAACAACGGACTTCTTGACTTTACACTTGACACACCAAAAATTACCACAGGAAAATATTGATCATGAGAGTCTTGTTGATCTCTTAAAAAATTACCTCTAACATAACACTCTATTGGTGGAATGTTTGCATTTAACTCTGGCATTATTCTTCAATCCTCATGGCCTTGTTCCAATTGTTAATAGCCCAATGACCTATAGCACAGGCATCAGCAACATCATTATCACTTATATTTTTATCATATATGGTATTGACAAACCTTATAGTTCTTTCTTTCCTTAAGTTTCTTTCATATGTTTTGTACCAAGACTCTGATTTACCAGGGTTTTGATTTATAATTAGTATCTTTTCTTCTTTAGATATCTTCTTGTTACCTATAAAGTTTTGCCACGTGATTGGTGATACTGATCCTACTATTGATACCCCGCAAATTTTAAGGGCACCAATAATAGCACCCTGAACTAAGGCTAGGTCTGCAGCAGTTTTTGGACTATTCATAAACACTGTATGCTCTATAACAACAGCATCTATTTCATAAAGATCAAATAGGGCTTGAGTTTTTATACAAGCATCTCCAACTTTTTCATAGGTTGTGTTTCCAGTAAAGTTAACTTTTCCAAAAAATCCAAGTTGTTTATTGTTATAAACAGAAAAAGCCAAATTATTTGTACTTGCATCTATTGCACAAATATTATTAGGCATAACTTCTATACCCCACTTATTCTTTGTCATTAATAATAATCCTAAGTTTCTTTAAAGCCCTTACTACCTCTACAGGATTTATTAAACAAAATGTACATATTGGTTCATCATTATATATAGACAAATCGTTTTCACAGTTTTTACATTTTCTTACTTTTCCGATACGTTTTTGTCTTTTAGCAACAATATATCTAGAAGCAATTTTTTCTTTTGTAGCCTGTTCTCTACAGATATCGCTACAATAAATTTGATATGTTACCTTTGTTTCAAAAGTTTTTTCACATCTTTTACAATTCTTCACCCAAGGTCTCCAAGGAATCTATTTTAATAGTTCCCGCATCTGCTTCAGAGCATGCTTTTTGAATTGGACATTTTGCACAAATTTTTGAGTTGGATCTATAATTTTTTTTAGGAATAGTTTTATCAACCCATGCTTTGCGAACTGTTTTCATCCAATCAAATGCCTGGTTAACCCACCTACGGTAATGATCGTTTAATTCAACAGGAAGTGTAAGTAATTCATGATTATTTTTATTTTCATAAATTAAAACACCTTTGTCTTTTTTAAATACTTTCATATAAATAAGAATTTGTTTTAAATGATCTGTTTTTGGTTTTCTATGAATTTTCCTATACTCAAAACCTTCGCTTGGTACAGTTTTAATTTCACCAACTATATCAGTTCCATTGTAGTGAAGCATTGCATCTGCAAATCCATTTATAGGAGGATCTTCAGATCTAACTGCTAATTCCAATGCTGGATGCTCTTGTTGGTTATACTTTCTTGGCTCTGGATCAAACTCTAAATCTTCAGCAAGAACTCCAGACTTTAATAAAGCATCTTGAATTCTACCGTGACTTAAGTTACCACCTGTTCTATTTGCAACACCATAGGCATCTGCATTGTCTTCCCATACAGTTCCTTCAAAAGCAAGATACCAAAACCTTGCACACTCTCCATGATTCCATACTATAGTTGATGGAGAAAAACTATATTTTTTTGCATACTTAGGCTTTAACCCTACAGTATATCCTTTTTCAATTGACTCAATTAAACCCTTAGTAAAATCTATATCGTCATTGTGTATTTCTTTTTTAACCATAACTTGCTGTAGTAAATTTTTCATTGTTATCCTTTTAGTATAGTATAGCAGACTATCGTGTAATGTATTTAAGTGCAGAAACTAAATCATTAATTGATTCTGCAGCAGTATAATATATATTCTTTTTTGCCCTATCGTTTTTATCAACATTTGTCATCCAAGTTGCTTTAAAGGCCATTTTTGCTGCAATAGCCTGTAGTCTAACAATTTCTATAGTTGCTACATTCATTGGTATATCTGGTTTAATTATTACTTTTGCAATAAAGGTTAATGCTGTGGTTAACTCTTCATCTTGCATATATTCCGCTATTTCAGCAAGACCATTAATCATTTCTAAAGTTGTTTTATTGTTTTCAATTTCCAAGACCAAAACCTCCATTTACATTATCTAATATGCCAAGACTTCTTCCTTCTTCATGATATTGTGACCAACTTTTTTGAAATTCTGGCATCTGATTTAAGGATGTAGTATAAGCAGTTCTTACCTCTGGATCTGCAAGTGGATTATTTTCCCCTGTAAATCTATAATTGTCTATAGGACAATAATCAAAACTAACAATTTCCACAAACTCTCCTGGCTTCCAATGTCTTTTAGGTCTCCAGTGTATTTGATTAACTGCACTAAAAAGCATTGCATCACCATTTTTTAAATCATAATGTTTTCCATCAATAACTAATTGCCAATCGTCAACATTTCCACCAATTTGATAATTAAAGGTTACTAAATTTTCGTCTGCATCTATATGTGGAGGGAGTGAGGGAGCATACACTGAGTCTCCAAACTGCATATCATATCTTATATAATTATAATGACACAGTTTTAGTTCTTCTTTATAAACTGGTATCGCATATGAATCCATAACTTCTTCAATTTGTTTAGGGCATTCAAACTCTATTAATTGTCTAGACATATGTTTGATCTTTTTAGGATAAAACCGATTCATTTTAGAAATAATCTCATAATCTGTTTCTACTAAATCATCAACCTTTATATGTTTATTTATTTCAATAGCATTTCTTAATATAGATATTTCTTCTACACTAAATGGATTATTAATATATATTGGCAACTCTTTGTTATATTTTTCAAAACTAGTCAAATATTTGTGAACTTTTGTCATTAGTATTGTCCATGAACTGGGTTTTTAGATATTCCAAAAGTATTTAGCCAAATCGTTGATTTCTCGCTAACTCTCTCTCTCATTTCTTTTTTATGATCCTCAGATAATGGTGAATCATTTTCTGCTGGAACAAAATGCATAAAAAGCATATCTAGGTATTCACCTTTTTCAAAATTACGTTTTGGTCTCCAATGAACTTGATGTGTTCCACTAAATGTTATGGCTTCGTTGTCATTTAATGTAAATGATTTTTCTGATACCCAATCATCTACGATTATGTCCCAAGAAACGTTGGAATCAAGTTGTAAATCTAAAGTAAATCTTTTGCTATCAAAAGCCTCATCTGTATGTGGATGCAACAATGGGTTATGCATCAGTGTCTTACAATCTGATATTGCCTTGTGATATCTAGAAAGGTTATATTCTTTTAATATAAGTTTTTCTTTAGCGACGGCTTCGGCACACTCGGTTAACTTACCAATTAAACTATTAGGTAATTGAATATGCCAACTTGTGTAAGAAAGGTCTTCTTGAAAACTTTTATTAGTTGTTTGATCTAAAATTTTATATATTTCAAAAATTTCTTCATTACTTAAAACATTTTTAATAATAACATTTGGTATGTCTTTTCTCATTTTTCTCCTTTTTATATATTATACACTATACCTTTTAAATCTTTATTGGCTGATTGCTTATTCCTGTACTTTGAACAAGTCTATGTGACCAATACTCTAATATTTCTTTTTGATTTTTACTCCATGGTTTTTGTTTAGCATATGCAAAATGTGCAAACAACATATCTACACAATCATCATCTGTTAATGTTTTATTTTCTCTCCAATGTATTTGTTGAGTACCTGAAAAAATTAAAGCATCGTTGTTGTTAAAATAATAATACATTCCTTCAACTATAACTGCCCACGGAAAAGTAGAATTTAACTGAATGTCTACCGTAATTCTTTGTCCATCTTTGTCGTGTGTATCATAGTGTGGAAAGAGTTTTGGCTCATATCCAAACTTTCTTGAATATCTAGCAAAAGAGTACTCTTTTAAAACCATCTCTTCACCAATTATTTTACTAACATGTTCATTTAAATATTTTTCTAGTTCTAAAGATTTAAATGACCAAGCCCTATGTCCAACAAAATTTTGATCTATATATTTATTTTTTACTTTTTCAACTTCTTTATAAATGTGATCACTTTGTTCTTTAGAAATAATGTCTTTAATTATTAATGGACTAAAGTTTTGATTATCTACATAACCATTTTCATAATCTTCATTATATTCTGCGGGATCAAAATTATTAGTCATTAGCGGGCATTTCGAACCAAAAGAAGAACATGTTAAGAAATTCTTCATTTTCAAACTCTTTAGGTTTTCTTCCATGAAACTGAACGCTTGGTTGAAAGATAACAGACTGATTGTCAACTAGTTCATATTCATTTTTATCTATAACCAAAGCCCACTGAGTATTTGACTCAAACTGATAATCTAAGCAAGCATTGTTTCCTTCTCTATCAAAATGCATTTCTAATATAGGATTGTTTCCATATTTTTTATCGTATTCGCAGTATGTTGCTCCAACATATTCACAATCTGCATATTCATCTTTTACAACTTTTGTTAATTTACTTATAATATTTTCTGGAATATTTATTGACTCTATTAATAACCTACCCCTGTCACCATCAATTCTTATAACATTGTATTCTTCTGGATCAACAATTACTCCATCATCTCCATGTATTACAACACCCATTAATCTATTTTGTTTTTCATAAATAATTACATCTTTGAGTTGTTGTCTTTCTTCGGCACTAAGCAAAGCATTAAATACTTTATTTTTTAAAATCATATATATATTATACACCACTATCTTTTATTAATTGTTCTAAAATATCCATCTCAATAATAGCCAATCTAACTTTAGTATTACCTTCTCCCAAAACTACAACTATTGCTGGATCCATATTTTTTTTAATAGCATCTGTTACAGCCTTAGCCCAAACCTCTTTATTTAAAGTAAATGATTTAGATACTTCTTTAAAATCAATTACAAAGTTGTTCCAAGATGCATCACCCTTTACGGTGTTTCTTCCTGAATTCTTGTGTTGCTTGGCATTTATTCTTTTACTTTCGCTTTTCTCGCTCATAATCCTTCTTTGTTTTTGTTTTTAAAGATACCTCACTTAAGTGTTTGTCTTTACACATCCAGGTTAATTTTTGTAAATGTGGGTAACACCTTAAAGATAAAACCTCTGTTTTACAAGTATGACAAGGAAACTTACCATTAAACAATACGTAATTAGACACTAAGTTTGTTCTTAATCATATCTTGAAGATCAAGATCCTCTCTTACTCTATCTATAAACGCTTCTCTACCCTGAATCTTTGTACCGTCGTCAAGTTGATACCAAGCACCTGTTCTATTTATAATCCCAACATTTTCTGCAGTATCTACAAGATCACCTATAGCATCTACACCTAGGCTATCACCTCTAAAATAAAAATCATATTCTCCTGACTGAAATCCTGGAGATGTTTTAGAAAACTGTAATTCCCATCTAATTTTTCTACCAATTTTTTCTTCTATTAATTTGTCACCAATTTTTATCTTTCCTTTAAGTGCTTGATTATCTGATTCGGAAGAAAACAACTTAATCACACATGATGAATAAAACTTGGTAGCCTGTCCACCAGATGGTTGTTGGCTAGTATACATTGCATTAATATTATTTCTTGATTGAGAAATAAGAACTAATAACGTTGGCTTTACTTTATTATTTGCATAATTTAACATTTTCCATGCATTACTAAAATCACGAGATTCAGCACCAATTTGTTTTGTATTTTCTAATGCCTTCATTTCATCAGTATCTTTTTCAAAATAAATTGCAGGAAGCATAGATGTTATTGAATCAACAACAATTAAATCCACTCCAGCATTCATTAGTCCAACACCCACATCAACCATATCACTGATAGTTCTTGCTTGTGAATAAATAAGTTTTTCTGGATCAACACCAAGCGACTTAGCCCAATCTTCAGAATATGACATTTCTGAATCAATCCAAGCACAAACCTTTCCTTCTTTTTGTGCAAGAGCAATCATTTGTAAACACATCGAAGATTTTGCAGAAGACTTGCTTCCCCAAATTAAAACCTGTCTACCATATGGAAGTCCTCCACCAAGTGCACGATTTAAACCAAAACTGGGTGTAGGTTGATATTCAAAATTTACCCCAACTCCGTTGCCAAGTCTTTTGCGTAACTTAGGATCTAACTGTGATAATACTTCTTCTACGCTAACCATTGATATCCTCCAAAATTACGGTTCCGTCTTTTGTTTTACCTAAAGTAAACTTGTATGCATGTCCTTCTTCTAACTTCATGTATGCCTGTGCAAATGATGTTGGAAATACCATAACTGAATGTAAATCTCTTGATGTATCTGCCAAAGTTAGTGATGCCATTTTTTTACCTGCTTTTGTTGTTCTAGGTTTAAATGATACCACATACATCTCCTCTTCTGTAAATGGCAACTGTTTATAATTTAAAAATTTAACCAATGCATTAGATGATCCTTTAATTTGATCAACTGGAATTGCAGAAAGAATCCTGTTATCATTAACTAGTATTAAATAAGTTTGTCCAGTTTCAATGGTGGTTTGCTCTTCATCAAATATTCCAATACTACCAGTTTTATCTAAAACTTCAACTCTAGACCAACCTTTACTTCTTTTAATATTTTTTACCATACCCATAATTACAAAAGATCCTTTTTCTTCATACTCTTCTATATCTTTTATAAAAGCATGATAGTGTGCTGGAACTGTAATATTAAATTCTGGCAAATTTAAAATTTCATAAAGATTATGACGAATATCTTCATCATTTCTAGGATTATCTGGAAAAGTTGCAGCACCAATTAACTTTAATGCATTAAGTGCTCTACTGTTTACACCATTGCCTTTAGTAAAAGTAAATTCCTCTAATTCTTTATATGAATTAAACGGTCTGGCATCAATATATTTTTTAGCAATATTATCAGATATGTACTTGATAGCAGAAAGTCCAAACCTAATTCCTTTACCTTCAATCTTAAAATCTATATCAGAATCATTAATGTGTGGTAACTTAACTGGAATGCCCATTCTTTTTGCTTCAATTAAATATTCTGTACGAGTATCTTTGTTGCTTTCATTTTTAAGCAAAGCAAACATAAACTCAAGTGGATAGTAATACTTTAACCACGCTGTCCAATACGAGAGCGTAGAGTAAGCAACCGCATGAGACTTGTTGAACGAATATCCCGCATGTGCTTCAAAATCATGCCAAAGATCGCGAGCAACGTTAGGAGCAACATACTTAGAAGCACCCTCAACAAACTTTTCTTTAAAAACATCAAACTCCCTTGCATCCTTCTTTTTACCAATAATCTTTCTAACCTTGTCTGCATCTGCCATTGTCATACCGCCAAGATGTACGCAAGCCTGCATAACTTGTTCTTGATATAAAACACATCCGTATGTATCAGATGTAAACTCTTTCATTACTTGATGAACGTATGATACATTTTGTTTTCCATGTTTACGAGCCAAATAATCTTTACCAATAGTATTCATGGCACCTGGTCTAACCAATGCGTTAGATGCAGCAAGTTCATTTAAATTCTTAACACCCATCTTAACTAACAAGTTTGTATATGGTGTTGCTTCACATTGAAACACACCCTTTGTATATCCATCAGAAAGCATTTCATAAACTTTGGCATCTTCCATATTAATTTTTAATGGATCTATATCTACATAATGATTTTCTTTAATCATATCTATAGCATCTTTAACAACACTTAGCGTTTTTAATCCAAGTGCGTCTATTTTAATTAAACCAATTCTTTCTGCTTCTTCCATATCAATACCAACTACTGGAATTCTTTCGTCACTTCCAGGTGATGATCTTGTTTCTAATGGTGCGTATCTAAAGATTGGATTTTTGCTTGTTACAACACCAGCGGCATGAATACCAGTACCACGAATTCTTCCACGCAACTGCTCTCCATAAACTTCCACCTCTGGATATTTTTCTCTAAACCAATCTGTTGATCTTGAACTGCAGTACTCTTCCCAAGTATCTACTAACTTCAAAACTTTGTTAACATCTGACAAAGGAATGTTTAAAACTCTTGATACGTCTCTAACAACACCTTTGTCTTTAAATTGTAAAAATGTAGCAATAGATGCAACGTGTCTATATTGTCTAACTAGATAATCTTTTACTTCATCACGACGTGAATCTTGAATATCTGTATCAATATCTGGAAAGTCATTACGTTCTGGATTAATAAATCTAAAGAAAAGCAAACCATGTTTAATTGGATCAATGTCTGTAATATTTAAAGCATAACACAAAAGTGATCCAGCAGAAGATCCTCGGCCTGGGCCTACCATAATTCCTTCTTTTTTAGCCCAGTTAATCATACTTTGTACAACTAGAAAATATGGACCAAACTTCTTATCTTTAATTATCTCTAACTCTTCATTAAGTCTTTCTACATACACAAGGTCATTTAACAAACCTTTGTCTTTCAAACCTTGCATTGCAATTTCTTTAAGTTCTTTATCTGGATTTCTGTATTGAACTGGTAGCAAATCCAAGCCTTCTTGTAGGTCATAATCTTCTACCTTATTAGCAATCTCTATAGTATTGGAGTATATGTCTTCTCTAAATATACCCTGCTTTTCCATGGCATACTTAATCTCTTCATAACTTAATAGATGTATGTCAAATTTATTAAATGTTATCTGTCTGTCTTTACCGTACAAATAGTCTAAACGTTCCATCATGTCTTTGTGTTTTTTAGATTTTTCGTATGTATGATCTTTTTCTATTTTGGCATGTGTGTTTAACAGTAGTTTAAATTCTTGAACTTCCCTTTGTTCTTTGCAACTATGATGACAGTCTGGAGTAACAACTACCTTTACACCAAATTCATCGGCAAGGGCAATAAGTTGTTTATTTATCTCAGCAGCATTGTGTGGCATTACTTCAATATAATAATCATCTTTAAAAGTATCTTTAAACCATTCAATATATTTTTTTGCTACTGCAAATGCATTTTCTTCTAAAGCCTTAACAAGCACGCTACTTGGACAAGCAGATGTGACTATAATACCTTCTGAATATTGTTTTAATATTTCAAAATCAAATCTTGGCTTTTTAAAATATCCTTCAGTCCAAGCGATTTCATTTATTTTATTTAAGTTTTCTAAACCAACTTTGTTTTTAGCGAGAAGGACTATATGGTTATAGACTAAATCAAGTTGACCGTCTCTCTCAGACTTGTCTCTTGTATCAAATCTATCCTGACACATATAGCCTTCTACGCCAAGAATAGGCTTAACGTTCTTTGCTTTTGCACCTCGATACAGTTCTCTATGCCCAGATAAGGTTCCGTGATCTGTGATTGCAATTGCTTGCATACCCAAATCAACTGCACGGTCTATATATTCTTCTGGAGTAGCAACACCATCAAATAATGAATAGTGTGTGTGAACGTGTAAGCCTACATAACTCATCTATTACCAGTCAGTGTTTGTTGACGAAGTAGTAGATGGAGAGTCAAACCCCAAATAGAAAGCCTCTTGTTCTGCATAAGGAACTTTCTTAAGAGCCATTTCTAATGGATAGGGTTCAATACCCTCCCAATTAAATGGTTCTTTGTCTGGAGCAGATGGAATGAGAGTGTAACTAGTTTCAGTTCCTTGACCATTACGCTTTAACTTCCATGTAATGTTTGAAATGCTTCCTGTTTCTAAAGCATATTCACGAATTGTATTGAAGGATGATTGTTTGCTTAGCCCCATTGACCAAATTGCAACATATGGTGCTTCGATGCCATCGTCTACAAGAACGTTGCAGTAAAAACGAAGACGGCCTCTCCAGCCAGCCTTTGGATCTTTACGATGCATTTCTTCAGCCCAATCACGGCCTTCTGTTTCCATTGTATCTACAGCACGACGCTTGTAGTCTTTTGGATTTACGTGTTCTTTAACAACTAGTGCTAGTCCACGTTTTTCATTATAGTTAGCAGAATCTTCATCAAGTTCTTCAATGAATCTGATTTTTGCTGATTGACCGTCTGCAAGTTTTAACCACTTTACTTTTGGTCCTGTACTTTCATACTTTGGTTTGTCGAGCAGGGCGTTGATGTTTTTTAATCCCTTTACTACGCTCATTCGTTCTCCTTTGTTTGTTCTATTCTATTTTAGCATAGCGATTATAGAGTTGTCAAATCTAAATTCAAGTTTCTTTATAGATTTGTCATCCATATCGCCAATATCTTTATACTGCTTTTCTAACTTTATTACACTAACACGAGAGCCAAGTTTTTCTACAAGCCTGTCTTTCATGTTATTTCCTGCTTCATCATTGTCTGCAATAACAATAATATCATTAAAATATTTTTTAAGCAACTCTACTTGTTGACTAGATATTGTTGCCCCAAGTGTTGCAACTGCTGGAAATCCAACCTGATCTAATCTTATAACATCAAATGAGGATTCTACCACATAAACCTTATTAGCAGCCTTAACTCTATTAAGATTAAACAATGTTTTAGATTTTGGCATACCTGGAGTATTTTTAAATTCTTTTCCATCAATGGATCTTCCAACAAAACCAATCATCATGCCATCTGGTGAATGAACTGGTATTGTTACCATATCTTGTTTTTCAGAATAGCCCAAACTAAACTTAAGTATTGATTCTTTAGTTACTTTTCTTTTAGCATAATATTCTATTGCCCTTGAAGACTCTAAAGCCTGATTATTTAATCTTTTAATTATTAACTCGTCAAACTGAACAAAATCTGGTTTAACAGATAACTTTTTATTAATCTGTTTTTCAATATCCATATTCTGTTCTTTGTCTTTAATAAATCTCACGGATTCAAAATATGTTCTACCTGTAATATGCATTACAAACTCAATTAAATCTGCTATTTTATTACAAGAGAAACAAAAAAACATTCCAGTGTTCATGTTAACTTCGCCTGCTGGAGTTCTATGATTATTATGAAACGGACAAAATACAATAAATTCAGAGCCTACTTGTGACTCAATGTTTAAACCTGATCCCTCAATGACTCTTTCGATTTGTTCTTTCGTGTATATATTGGTGTTGCCTGACTTATTCCGTCTATCCATTCACTCTTTCTCTTTCCTACATATATTCCGTATATTGTTATTTCAAATTCAAAACTTTTTGT